AAACATTATGACGACTACATTGGCGGGAGGGCAAAACCATGTTTCAGGAAGTGAAGGACACGCTGCCGATCAGCGGGGACGATTATGATGGACAGATCATCCGCGAGATTAAGGCGTGCGCTCTGGATCTGACGACATCCGCGGAGATCGAACTGCCGGGGACGATCGACATCACGGTCAGCGCGCAGGGAGTCATTACGGACAACAGCACACTGACGGATGAGCTGATCATCACGACGATCGCCACGTGGTGCAACATGCGGATCGGAAACCCGCCGAACTATGACCGGCTCCTGGCGGCTTACAACAGCCTGAAGGGGCAGCTGCGCCTGAGTAAGAGCTACACGACCAGCGAGGTGACGACGGAATGAGGATGATGACCAGCTGCACGCTGATCGCCTTCAGCCCGGACGCGCACGAAGTGGGCCAGGATCCTGTGAGCACCCGCCGGAAGGTGAAGTGCCAGGAACTGAGCCTCACGCTGGCGGATAAGTACCAGGCCGGCGGTCAGGGCCTCGCGCCAGACGCGCGCCTGCTGATCCCATATGACAGGGACTACAAGGGCGAGCGGGATCTGGAATACAAGGGAGATCGCTGGAGCGTGATCCGCACCGATCCTTACAAGGAATGGAACGGCGTGATCCTGGACATCCAGAGACAGAAAGGCAACACCGGGACGGATAACGGAACGGTGCCGGCGCCGGCGGAAACACCGGCAACACCGGAAACGCCTGAAACACCGCAGGAGGTGGGATAAATGCCGACAGAGTACACGAACCTGGTCACGGCCCTGAAGGCACTCACGCAGGGCGAGGAGCCGAACGTGAAGACCCTGCCGATGGCGGAAAACGAATGGAACACCCGGCCGGATTCTGACAGCTACGGGATCGTGGCGCTGGACTTCGAGGCGGACGCGCTGCACGGCGACAATATCAAAGTGTGCACAGCCTACGAAGGGAGCGTGGACCTGTTCAGCCGGAAGAAGGACGGCGACGGATGGGTGGAAGAGATCGTCAACACGCTGACGGCATACTGCGACGGCGCTTGGAGCCTGAACAGCCATATGTACGAGCGGGAGAACAGGATCTTCCACTGGGAATGGGTGTTCCAGGTCGAGGGGTGAAAATATGGCGTTCACGATGCAGACATCCGGGATGGCAGAGCTCACCAAACGATTGGAGAAGCTCGGAGAAAAGGCGCAGGGAGTTGCGTCGCTGGCCCTTTATGAAGGCGCTGGTATGATGGCTGATGAGATCAGCAAGGCGGTGCACGGCATCACCACAGAGCCTTTTCGCTATGGAACGATAGAGAACAGGCGCAAGCCATCTCCGGAGGAAAAGGCGATTCTGGAGAACGCACGGAAAGGTGTTGCGAAGTTTCACAAGTCACCGGACCGTGTAGACACCAGTATCGGGATGCAGAACAGTGGATACGCGGAGCTGAAAGGCAAAACCGTGCCTATCCCACTGATCGCGAACGCCATTAACTCCGGGACCAGCTTCATGCAAAAACAGCTGTTTATGCGGAGGGCATTGAGCAAACGGCGCGCTGCTGAGGCGAAGATCGAACAGGAACTCGAAAAAAGGCTCGACGAATTGAGCCTGGACTAACGGAGGAGAAGAACTATGGCGAATCCTAATGTGGGTATGATGTACCCGGTGTTCGCTCCGATCACCACGCACACGGATGGATCCATGCCGACCTACGGCACCGGGTTCGTGATCCAGGAAGCGCGGAACGCGACAGTGAACAGGGAATACCAGAACAACCCGCTCTACGGCGATGACCGGATCGTGGACGATGACAACGGCATGACCGGCCTGACGATCAGCTTTGAGCCCACGGGCCTGAGCGAAGACGATCGGAAGAAGCTGCTGGGCGAGGAAGAGAGCGAAGTCACCGGCATCAGTGGCCAGTGGGTGAGCGACAACGAGACGCCCTGGGGCGGCTTCGGCTTCATCCGCAAGATGCGGCAGAACGGCACGAAGAAGTTCGAGGCGTGGCTCACGCTGAAGATCAAGTTCCAGGAGGAGACGATGACCACCAGCACCAAGGAGGGTACCATCACATGGAACACTCCCACGCTGAACGGACGCGCCGCCGGACTGTACGTGGACTCCAGCGACAAGCTGCGGTTCCAGCTGCATGAGACCTTCGACACCATCGCGGCGGCGAAGTCCTGGCTGAATACCCGGCTGAACGTCAGCACGAACTGACGGACACTTTGGGGGCCCGGGCGACCGGGTCCCCTGCTTTTGCGTAAAAGGAGAGAGAGACATGACAGAGATCAAAATCGGCGGAAGAGTTCTGCCGCTGAGTTATACAGCCTTCGAGATGATCGAGATCCAGAAGCAGATCGGATGCACGGCTTTCCAGCTGAAGGATGAGGTCTTCGGAATCCGCCAGGAGGATGAGGACGATCCGCAGAGTATCCGGATCGACGTGATCAAGGACCCGGAAAGACTGGAGAAGATGGGGAAGTTGATCGCGGTCCTGGCGAACGCCGGGCTGGAGGAGAACGGACAGGAACCGGATGTCACTTATAAATGGGTGCTCCGGAATATGAAGCCTTCGCTGATCCTCAGCTATGCCATCGCAACCATGTCAGAGATCGCAAATGGGAACATGATGGAAGCGAAGGCAGAGGAGAACGGGCCAGTGGATGAGGGCCTGGAGGAAGAGCGGGCAAAAAAACAGCCAGGGAACTGACCTACCTGCGGGTTGTTTCCTATGGACTGATCGCAGGACTAACAAAGAAGGAAATAGACCGGATGAGGCCGGGGGAGATCCTCGACCTCTATTATTACCGGATGCAATATGATCACAGCATGATAAGGATGTGAGACGATGGCCGTTAACGTGAAACTCGGCGTGGATATGTCCGCATTTAAGAGCGGCATCCAGGAAGCGAACGCCCAGCTGAAAACCTTCGACGCGCAGCTGAAATTCGCGGAGACCACCTTTAAGAAGACGGGCAACGCGGAAGCGGCCATGGCCACAAAGACGGACGCACTGTCCAATAAGCTGAAGGTACAGAAATCTGTCGTGCAGCAGTATGAGAAGGCGCTGCAGGATATGAAGAACGCCGGCGTAGATCCGGCGAGCAAAAGCTATCAGCAGATGGCGGCGGCCATGCTCAACATGCAGAGCGCGGCCAATGAGACGGAGATCGCTCTGAACGGCCTGAGCACCAGCCAGCTGAACGCAGCGACCTCCGCGGACAAACTGAATAACAGTGTCAGCAGCATCGGGAAAAAGATGTCCCTGGACCAGGTGATCGGCGGAATCGACAAGATCACCGGAGCGCTGGAAAACGCCGGGAAGAAGGCCCTGCAGGTCGGCGAGAACATCTGGAACAATATCCTGAACAGTGCACGCCTGGCGGATGATACCGGAACGGCTGCGATGCTCCTGGACATGAATGTCGAGGAGTATCAGAAGTATAAGGGCGTGTTCGATACCATCGCTGAGATGACTGTCAGCGACTGGATGAACGCGAAGCGGAAGGTCCAGAAGGCGATCTATGATCCGACAGACGACCAGACGAACGTCCTGTCCCTGCTTGGGGTAAGTACGCATGATACGGCCCAGGGGAAATGGGGAGAGGTCCAGACCGCGGCGCGGGCCTGGGAGGACGTGTTCTGGGACGCCGCAGGTGAGCTGAGGAAGAGGATCGAATCCGGACAGATCTCCGCTGATCTGGGAGATACTTACGCGGAGGCCCTGTTCGGGAAGAAAGCGGCCTACCTGAAGCCCCTGATGGATTTGGGCCGTGAAGGCTTTGCCGCGGCACTTGAAGATCAGAATGTAGCGAGCCAGGAAGCCATCGAGACAGACGCGAAGCTGGCGGACACGGTTACCAAGCTGGATAACACTTACAAGGCGCTGGAGATGCAACTGATCAGCGCCCTCGCGCCGGCACTGACCGAGGCCGCTGAGGCCATGGACAGCCTGCTTGGGTCTGTCCTGGAATATCTGCAGTCTGAAAATGGCAAGGCCATGATGGACAGTCTCGGGGAATCCCTGAAAGAACTGTTCGGGGGCCTGAAGAATGTGAACCCACAGGAAGTCGCCCAGAAGCTGGTTGATGTGCTGAACAGCATCGTCGGCGGGATGAAGTGGCTGATCGAACACAAGAAGGACGTGTTCCACGCGCTGGAGTGGATCGTCGGCGGATGGGCCACGCTGAAGCTGACCGGCGGAGCACTGGACGTGCTGAAGGTGATTGAAGGTGCGAAGAATCTGACGGTTGGAGGCAGCGGAACCGAGACCGGAGCCGAGACGACTACAACAGATGCGGTCGTAACCGGGACGGGGACCGGCGGGAGCGTCTGGTCAAAACTTCTGAACGGTGCGACGCTTTTCGCCGTTGCGGATGCCATGTACAAGGCGACAGAGGGGCAGATCCGGAAGAATGTTGAGAACTTCAACAAATCCACCGAAGGAATGACCGACCAGCAGCGTCAACGCGAGGCCCTGATAATAAACTTCGGAATGACAGACGACGAGGTTACTAAGTTCGTCAAAGAAAAAGAAATAGATGTGTCTACGGAATTTGTGCCAGAAGATGATGCTGCGAAAAAGCTGGCGGACGAGGTTGGAGTGGTGGTTCTCCCGGCGCAGCTGCATATCCTGGGCGGGACCCGCGGGATCGGAACCGGCGGCGAGAACATGATGCGGATGCTCGGGGAAACTGCCAACGCTGCATATTCCTACGCCAACGGCATCCCGTTTGTGAACGACACACGCCTGGCGCTGCTGCACCGCGGTGAGCGCGTTCTGACGGCCAGCGAGAACCGGCACTACACCTATAACAACAACACATACTTCGGCAGCGTGAACCTGCACAACGGGCTGGAGATCGACGCGCTGACGGAGAGCATCGCCAGGAACAACCGCAGGAAGAACAGCGGCTACGGAGCATAAGGAGGGCGGCATGAAGTATTCATTCATCTGGAACAACGTTAGTTGTACCACGAAGGGGATCCGCCTCCAGAGTATGCCGGAGATCGTCAAGCCGGAGGAGCGGGTGAACCACGTCACCATCCCCGGCCGCAGCGGCGAGATGACGCTGACGGAAGGCGACGACATCTATAACAGCTATATTCAGACGATCCCGCTGATCATCGACAACGCGGCAGACGTGAAGGCCGCGGAGGAATGGCTGCGGGGGGACGGGTGGCTGACCTTCAGCGGACAGCCGAACCTGTGCCAGAAGGCCCGGGTGATCAACGCGGTGACCTTCACAAAGCACTCAAGGAACAGTGCCTGGTGGGAAGGCGAGGTGCAGTTCTACTGCGATCCCATCAAGTACGACACGGTGTGGAACAACATCGAAGTGACCACCAGCGGAACATCGGTAAACAACCCTGGAGACATGCGGGCTTATCCGAAGATCGGGATTACCGGCAGCGGCGTGGTGACGGTTTCCGTCGGCGGGCGGACGCTGACAATCCCGGAGTGCGTGGACGGCTATATTATCGACACGGAGAACGAGTGGATCCTGTATAACAACGTGCCGCAGATGAACGTCTGCAGCGGGAATTTCCCGGTATTCAACAAGGGAAACAACACGGTAACGTTCACGGGGGCCACAAAGCTGACCATCGAGCCGGCATGGAGATACTTATAAAAACGAGGTGAGACTGTGATCCAACTGTACAACAAGGGCCAGACCGACTTCACGAAAAAGGGCATCACCCTGAACGCGCAGAAGGCCTCAGTCACCTTTCAGGACAACGGGCGTTTCGACCTGGACCTGACAATCCCGGTGCCGGACAATATCGAGTTCGACTACGGGCAGGTGATCCGGTGCTCTGTACCGTATCAGCAGATCCCGGAGATCACCCTGGGGACCGTCAGTTACTACGAGGTCAGCAACGCGGATGGTTCCACCCTTTGGAGCGTTGTTCCGACACTGAAAAAGGTCACATACAGCCAGTGGATCGGTTTCAGCGAAACGGAGGGCGTTC